GTTACCTATGCAAAGAATCGAATCAATACGTTTTGAGAACGCTTCTATAACTCACAATCACCCAGAAGGAAGGCATGAATGGGGATTCAGTGGTGGAGATTTTGACACTTTCAGGAATGGGAAGTTCAAATATATGAGAGCGATTGATGAAAAATATGTGCATGAGTTGTCAAAGGATATGTTTGAGATGGATATGACAGATTTTGATGATGATATTCAAAAACTTAGAGAATTAAATTTTGAAGATGTTGCACAGATTTTACAAAAACTAAATGCAAAAGATAAAAACCTAAACTATAGGAGAAAAAAATATGTTATCAAGAGAACATAGGCTATATAAAGCATTTAAACAAATGAGAGATAAAGAAAAAGAGTATCAGAGAAAAAGAGACGAAATGGGATGGAGAGGGCTTGATGGACCTTTTACGAAAGAGGAAATTGAGCTTCACAAAGAATTTTTTGAGTTTATGAAAAAAGTTCTAAAAGAAGAAAAAGATTTAGATTTTAAACTTTCAGATTTGTGGGAAATGTACAAGGAAGACAATCAATAAAGAAAAAAAACTAATCACGATTATTAATTTAGTCGTGATTTTTTATTTTCGCCTTTTAAGATTTGCAGGCGTAAAAGAACAAATCTAATACTATTTCCCATTAAAGCAATAGATTTATTATAAAATCTATTTAACAAGAGGTCTTGATCCTTTGCCATAAAAAAATAAATAAAATATAATTTCTATTTTTTAAATGGGATTTAGTATAAATCTAATCTCGTTGGCATACAACGTAAAAAATGAATAGGAGTGAATAGATTATGAACAAAGAAGATTTGTTGAAATTAGGTCTGTCAGAAGAACAGGCAGAAAAAGTGCTGTCAGCAAATGCGGAACAGTTGAAAGGATTTATTCCAAAATCAAGATTTGATGAAGTGAATAATACAAAAAAACAGCTGGAAAAAGACTTAAAGGACAGAGATGTGCAGCTTGAAAATTTAAAGAATAGTTCAGGGGATTTGGAAACAATGAAGCAGACTATTGAGAACTTGCAAAAGGATAATAAAGCTGCAAAAGATAATTTTGACGCTGAACTTGCTAAATTTAAACTGGAAAGTGCAATCGACAACACTTTGCTGAGTTCAAATGCGATTAATATTAAAGCAGTTAAGGCTTTACTTGACATGGGTAGAATTAAACTGGATGGAGAAGTTCTGATTGGTATTAATGAACAGATAGAAGCTTTGAAAACTGCTGAAGACAGCAAAATGTTATTTAAAAGAGCGGAATCAAAATCGAAGGAGCCTAACTTTTCAGGAGTTAAACCTGGAGAAGGGAATACAGGTACAGAAGGTGCGAACCAAACAAAATCATTAGGAGACGCCATAATGGCAAGACTGATGGTAAATAAAAATGAATAATAGGAGGTGGCTTATATGCCAATAACATTAGCAGAAGCTAAAAAGAACGTACAGGATGATTTGCAGATTGGAGTAATCGATGAATTTGCAAAAAGCAATTTTATTATGAGTAACATACCATTTGACAACGTGGTTTCGCCTACTGGTGGAGGAACTACAATGACTTATGGTTATACAAGGTTGAAAACTCAACCAACTGCTGACTTCAGGGAAGTCAATCAGGAGTACACACCTGCAGAAGTTTCTAAAGAGAGACATAATGTAGACTTGAAAATCTTTGGGGGATCATTCCAGATTGATAGAATTATTGCAGATATGGGTGGAATTGTTTCAGAAGTTCAACTGCAAATGACTCAAAAAATTAAAGCGGCATCAGCGTTATTTAATGACACGGTTATCAATGGGGATTCAGGAGTAAATGCGAAAGCGTTTGACGGATTAGAAAAAGCAGTTACAGGAAGTACAACTGAATTTATACCAACGGCAGCAATTGACTTATCAGACTCAGCGGCGGTAGACACAAACTACAAACTGTTTTTAGACTTGTTAGACGAGTTTTTAATGGGGCTAGATGGAACACCATCAATGTTAGCTGGGAACACAAAACTGATTGCCAGATTAAGAGCCTGTGCAAGACGTTCAGCCCAATACACTGTTACAATGAATGAATTTGGACAGCAGGTTGAAAGATACGGAGTAATTCCGTTTGTTGACTTGGGAACTAAAGCGGGAACTAATGACCCAGTTTCAACAATAAATGGACAAGGGGAAACTTCTTTATACGCTGTAAGATTTGGTATGGATGGATTTCACGGAGTTGCACCTACAGGAAATGCTTTAATCAAATCGTGGTTACCTGACTATAAAACGGCTGGTGCAGTAAAAACAGGTGAAGTGGAAATGGTTGCGGCAGTTGCATTAAAAGCTACGAAAGCTGCAGGAATTTTCAGAAAAATCAAGGTTAAATAGGAGGATTTTGTATGGCTGTTAAAATATATGCACCAAATGAAAACTATTCAGGAAGTAGTGCTGGAGTAACTTTTGTAAATGGGGTTGGAGAAACAGATAACCCGTATTTGATTGAGTGGTTTAAGGATCACGGATACAAAGTAGATGAAGAAAGCATTGATTCTGAAGAAAAAACTAAGAAAACTAAAAAATAGGTGGTAGCCATGGATTATATCATAGACATCAAGGAAGATGTAAAAAAATATTTAAAGTCGCTGGGTTACGAAGTTGTAGATGGTGACTTATTTTTATTAGACAATTCCATTCAGACAGTAAAGTATTACATCTGTAATAAAACTAACCAAAAGAAAGTTCCCGAAGGATTAAAATATGTCTGGATAAATAGAAGTGTGGCAGAGTTTCTTAATTTCAAATTAAAATTAAATCAGCTTAACATACTAGGATTGAATTTTAACCGTATAGCGAAAGAGATAAGTGAGGGGAAAACTAAAGTAGTTTTCGATGATACTAAAAGCACAGGAGATAAATTTGAAGTATATTTAACGAATCTTTTAACTTATGGAGAAGAAGAAATACTAAGATTTAGGAGGCTAGTATGGTAAGTGATATTTTAAAAAGTGCAAAAGACGCAATAAAGTCTATGTGGAGCGGGCTATGCACAGTTTATAAAAATGAGAAGTCTAAAAATAAGTATGGTATAGTGACCTCTGAAAAAGTAGAAATATATAAAGGTGAACCTTGTCATTTAAGTTTTGAAAATGTTAGCCAAGCAGATCAAACGGAATTAGGAGCAAATGTGTCTCAAGTTGTCACTCTTTTCATTTCCCCTGAAGTTTATATTCCTCCAGGGAGTATGATTGAAGTAACTCAGAACAATGTGACAAGAACATATAAACACAGTGGAATTTCTGCAATTTACACTAATCATCAGGAGATTATACTTGAATTAGAGCAGGAGAAAGCATAATGGCAAGTTCAAAAATAAAAGTACAGTTTAATGGTCTGAAAGAGTTTCAAAAAATAATTGAGGATATGGAAAAGGAAAAAGAGCAGTTGATGATTGATACTATAAAAGAATTAGCTGCGAGATTGTTACGTAAAGTAATTAAAAGAACTCCTGTAAGTTCTCCTAATTTTGGAGTTGCTACTTACAAGAGAAATAATAAGAAAAAAGGTATAAAAAAAGGCGATACTATCTATGATAAAAAGGGTAAAGCCAGAGTTTTGAAAACTAAGACCGTTTCATATAAAAAAGATGGTAAAACAATCTCTAAAACCTATGGTGGTCAAGGTGGAACTTTAAGAAGAAATTGGACTGTTTCCGATGTGAGAAAAAATGGCGGTAATTATGAAATAGAAGTTTCAAACTCTACAGAATACGCAAGCTATGTTGAATTTGGACATAGACAAACTCCAGGAAGATTTGTTCCTGCTATTGGGAAGAGATTAAAAAAGTCTTGGGTAAAAGGTAAGTTTATGCTTACTATTTCTGAAGATGAATTAAAAAGGCAAGCTCCGGCTGTTATTGAGAAGAAGATTACCGAATGGCTTAAAAAGTTAGGAGGATAGATGTTAAATGAAATTGTAAATGGAATCGGATTAAAACTTTCAAAAAGTTTTAATGGAATAGATATTCACAAAGAAGAACTTGAGCAAGGTTTTGAAGAGCCTTGCTTTTTTATCGACTTATTGAATCCTGGTGAAAAGCAGATTATTGGAAATAGGTATTTGAGAAGTTATTTGTTCGATATTGTATATTTTCCTAAGAAGAAAAGTTCAGAAGAAATATTCGAGGTGTTAGATAAACTTTATTCGGTACTTGAGTATATTGAACTTGATGATAGTACACTTATTCGGGGAATTGATAGAAATTCTAGGGAAGAAGATAAAGTATTGCATTTCTTCGTTACATACGAAATGTTTATTTATAAATTAGACGAGGAAAAACCTAAGATGAAAAAACTAGATGTAAATAATGGATTGAAGGAGGATTAGTATGACAGATATTAATAGTACTGAAAATAAGATACAGATAAAAAAAGAAAATGTTGAAAATAAATCAGAAGAAACTAAATTTGTAAAAAGTCAGATTATAAGTTCTGATAAATATAAAAACAGAGCAGATTTATTAAATGTTTTACTAGAAGATGATAAAGAATATACTTTATCAGAAATTGAGAAAAAATTAGAAGATTTTTTAAGTAGGGAGGTTAGATAATGGCTTATGGTGGCGGTACTTGGCTAGTACAAAATAAAGTTTTACCAGGTACATATATTAATTTTGTAAGTAAAGAAAGAGCTGAACTTGTATTTTCGGATAGAGGATATGCTGCGATTGGAGTTGAACTTGATTGGGGAATTGATGAAGAAATATTCAAAGTAGAAAATGGCGATTTTATTGAAAATTCTACTAAGTATTTTGGCCATTCCTATGACAGTGATAAATTAAAGGGATTAAGAGATTTCTTTAAATATACTCAAACTGGATATATTTATAAATTAAATACAGGTGGAGCTAAAGCGACAAATGCTTTCGGTAGTGCAAAATATACAGGAGAGAGAGGAAATGATATAAAGATATCAATCCAAGCAAATGTTGATAATGCATCGCTTTTTGATGTTACTACTTTTGTTGATTCAGAAAAAGTAGATGTTCAGACTGTAGCTGCTGCTCAAGATTTGAAAACGAATGACTTTGTAATTTTTAAATCGGATGCAACACTTGCTGTAACGGCGGGAACACCTATGACAGGTGGGACAAATGGAACTGTGACAGGTGCATCACATCAAAAATTTTTAGATAAGATTGACAAATATTTTATCAATGTTCTAGTTTGTACTTCAAATGAAAAAACAATAAAAGATTTATATGTTCAATACACTAAGAGAATGAGAGACAAAGTTGGTGCTAAATTTGTATGTGTAGTTTATCGTGCTACTGATCCAGATTATGAAGGTGTGATTAATGTTAAAACTAAAACATTGGATTCTGATTTCCCTGAAAATTCAGCAGTTTACTGGGTTGGTGGAGCAGAAGCGTATTGTGCTGTTAATAGAAGTTTGACAAATCAAAAATATAATGGTGATTTTAAGCTCGAAGTGGAAGAAACACAAACAGAATTAGAATTAGCTGTAAAAGCAGGGTATTTCATATTCCATAAAACAGGAGATGAAATAAGAGTTCTGAAAGATATTAATTCGTTTGTTTCATTCATAAAAAGAAAAAATGTAGACTTCTCATTTGCTCAAGTGATGAGAACCTTAGACCAAATTGCTACTGATGTTGCAACAATTTTTAATAAAACTTATTTAGGTTCATCTAACAATAGTGAATATGATAGGAATGATTTGAAACGTGATATTTCAAAACATCACGAAACATTGGAAGATTTGAGAGCAATAAAAGATTTCAATGAAGAAACAGATATTACAGTAGTTGAGGGCGAAACTAAGGAAAGTGTACTAGTTACAACTAATATAAAACCTGTTGTAGCTATGGAAAAACTTTATATGAACGTAATCGTACAATAAAAGCTAAAGGAGTGTGGGAATAAATGGCTGATACAGCAATTATGAAAGGTAAAGACGCTATATCTGGAAGTCTTGCTAAGTGTTTTGTTACGATTGAGGGCAAAAGATTTAATTTTATGCAGGCTATAAATGTAAAAGCAGAAATGGAAAAGAATAAGGTTGAAGTTCCAATCTTAGGTAAAACTGGGAAAGGGAATAAAGCGGCAGGATGGAAAGGAACTGGAAATGCTACTTTCCATTTTAATACATCTATATTTAGAGAAGTATTGCAGGAGTATACAAGAACTGGTAAAGATTTGTATTTTGATATGCAAATTGTAAATGAGGATCCGACAGCAAGCGTGGATAAACAGACAATAATGTTGATTGACTGTAATTTAGATGGCGGAATTATTGCACAGTTTGATGCGGATGCCGACTATTTGGAAGATGAGTTTGATTTCACATTTGAAGATTGGAAACTTGTGGATAAATTTAAGCCGCTTGATGGAATGAATAAATAGGGAGTCAAAAACTCCCTTTTAAAATAATTTAGGAGGATATTTAATAATGAAAGATTTAAAATTTTTTTTAAAACAGAATACAATACCTGTGGAAAATCAGGAAGTGGAAATTTCAAAAAGATTTAAGGATGATCAAGGAAATTTTGTAAAATTTGAGATAAAACCTATTTCAAATGAAATGGATGATATTTTAAGAAAACAAAACACAAGACAAGTTAAAAAAGCTAAAGGAGTATTTGTGCCAGAAACAGATACCCAAGGATACTATATGGATTTAGTTTTGAAATCATTAGTTTATCCTGATTTAAACGATAAAGAATTACAAGATTCTTGGGGAGTAATGGATTCAAAAGAATTAATAAATGCAATGCTACTTCCAGGAGAATACTCGTCATTGCTTCAAGAAGTCCAAAAAATAAACGGTTGGGACATCAACATAGAGGACATTAAAGAAGAAGCAAAAAACTAATTGAGGCAAATGTGGCAGAGTATAATTATGCTTACTATTGCCTTCATAAACTTAAAATACGGCCAAGTGAATTTGCAGAAATGGATATTTATGAAAAAGGATTCATTATGGCCTGTATTGATTTAAAAATAAAAAGAGAAAAAGAAGCAGAAAAGGAATCTAAGAGAAAAGCTAGTCGCAGAAGACGTTAGGAGGTGGGAAATATGGGTACAATACAAAACAGTATAATCTTAAATGACAGAATGACACAGACATTTACAGCAATAAATAATGCAATAAGTGCAACAGTAAATAGTTTATCCAGTCTTGATGGAAAATCTATGAACATTAATACTGCTAATTTAACAACAGCAAGACAACAATTAGCATTGGCTGATAACGAACTCCAGAAAATGAAAGGTGACAGTAAAGGGGTAAATGATAACCTGAGTAAGACACCAGGTATTGCTGATACAATAAAGAAGAAAATGATGCAGGTAGGTACAGCAATAGCAGGTGTTATGGGTGCAAAACAATTATTGGAAGCATCTGATCAAAATGCACAGATAACGGCTAGATTAAATCTAGTAACAGATGCACCTGAGCAATTAAAAAAACAGATTTATCAATCAGCAAATGATGCAAAAGTTGCTTATACAGATAGCATGAATCAAGTAGCAAAACTAGGTTTACTTGCAAAAGATGCTTTTAACAACACCGATGAAATTGTTCAGTTTACAAATCTTATGCAAAAAGCATTCAAGGTATCAGGAGCAGATGCAATGGAAGCAACAAGTGCAATGTATCAACTTACTCAAGCTATGGCAGCTGGAAAACTTCAGGGAGATGAATTTCGTTCTGTAATGGAAAATGCTCCAATGGTGGCTCAAGCTATAGCTAAATATATGGATGTGTCAGTTGGTGAATTGAAAGAATTAGGAGCAAAAGGGAAAATAACGGCAGATATAATAAAAAATGCTTTGTTTAGTGCTGGAGATGATATAAATGCCAAGTTTAAAACTTTACCTCTCACATGGTCGGATATTTGGACTCAAGCTAAAAACTTTGCATTGCGGGAGATGGAAGGCATACTTAAAAAGATAAATCAACTAGCCAACTCTCAAGCCTTTCAATCCTTTATAACTAATCTAAAAATTGGATTTATTGGATTAAAAGCAGTAGTGAATGGGGTTGTAGATGGAATTGCCATGGCTGGGAAATTTATAGCAGATAATTGGTTAGTAATAAGTCCAATAATTTATGGAGTTACAGCTGCACTAATGACTTATGTAATTTGGCAAGGAATTTCCACAGCTTTAGAATGGTTAAATGTAGCGGCTAAAACGGCCCTAAATGTAGCAACAACTATTTTAACAGTAGCTAAAATTGCTTTAACATTTGCTCTTTACGGCTATACTGCGGCTCAAACTGCAGCAAATGAAGCAGCTTGGGCATTTCCTGGAACTTGGCTTGTGGCAATCATAATTGGGCTAATAGTAGTTATACTATGGGCTTTAGTTGTTACTGTACAATGGGCGACAGGAACTCAAAGTGCATTGGAAACAATTGGTGGAATGTGGTACTGGTTATGTGCAGTTGTTGTGGACGTATTTATCATAATTTGGGATATAATAGTTGTCTTTGTTTCAGTAGTCATAATAGCTTTTATTGCCCTTGGTGCTTTAGTGATAAATGTTTTCATAGGAATATGGAATGCGGGGGTGTGGCTTGTAAACATACTTTTGCAAGCATGGTACTGGCTTGTTAATAATGCTGCAATGGTTTGGGCTTGGTTGAAAGTCACAATATGTAATATTTTAAAAGGAATTTATAATTTTTTTGTAGGAGTCGCAAATGGATTTATAGACGGATATAACGCAATAGGAAGAGCTGCGGTAACAGTTGCAAACGGATTTCACAATGCTTTTGCCAATGCCATAAATTCTCTAGCAAAAATGGTTGAAAGTTTTGTTAATGGATTTTTACGAGGGTTAAATGAAATTGGTAAAGTTGTAGATTCTGTTATTGGTACGCATTTTTCAAATGGCGGGGCTCTTAGCATAAGTCTTGGTAGAGTTGGTGGAGGTGGAGCTTCGTTTACTCCGGCTCAACATATTCAAGCTATGGCTTATGGAGATGCCAATGGTGTTAAAGTGGCACAAAAACAGGCACCTCAATTTGGATATGCAGGGTTTGCTAATCCTTCAGGGTTAATGGAAGGTGTTATGAATGGTGCTGGGAAGTTGGCTGGTACAAAACTTACTAATCCTAATGCAAACTTTGACAAAGGAAAAAATGATGTTAGAAAAGGTGTAAAAGGATTAACTGATGGACTTAATAAGGCAAGGGATAGTTTAACAGATATTGGAAAAGACAAGCCTATGCCAGACAAAGGAAAAGGTGGAGACAAAGGAAAAGGCGGTAACGATGGCGGCGGTGGTAAGGGTAAAGGAGACGAAGGTAGTGGAGGAAAAGATAAAAAAGATCCACATAGTAAAAGAACTGCTGACAATACAGGTAAAATGGCTGATAAAATGACAGATATGGATGAAGATATGAAATATCTGAGAGATGTTGCCGAAAAAGAATATGTAAATAAATTTACAACTGCCGAGATAAAAATAGATATGACAAATTACAATGATATTTCAAAAGAAGCAGATGCGGATGATTTTATAGACGCTCTTGGAGAAAGATTAGCAGAACACGTTTATACCGCAGCAGAAGGGGTGCATAACGATTAATGAGAACACAAGGTTATATATTTTATATTGATAGGGTGCTTTTACCTGTAGCACCTTCCTCTGTTACTATTACACATAAAAACATGAATAATGTTATAAATTTAATAAATGATGCAGAATTTAATATGTTAAAACAGGAGGGTTTGCAAGAAATAAGTTTTAAATTCATGCTTCCATCTCAACGTTATCCATTTGCTAGATATTTAGGGTTCTATCAAAGACCAAACTATTATCTAAATAAATTGAAAAACTTAAAGAAAAGAGCAAAACCATTCCAACTAATAATAATTAGGAATTATCCAAATTCTGGTCGTGCTTATTTTAGTACTAATCTCAAAGTATCAATTGAAGATTTTAGTGTAGAAGAAGATGCTGAAGAAGGGATGGATGTTTATGTGGATATTAAATTTAAAGAATTTATTGACCCTAGACCAAAACAATATATAAAAAATGCTGATGGAACTATGAGTATTCAAAATCAAAGATGGACAGATAAAGTGGAAAGTAGAATAAAGGAAATGAAATATGGTGACAAGATATGGCAAATTATTAGGAATGAAACTGGTGGTCTTGACCAGCTTCAAACTGTTATTGAAGTAAATGGGATTTCGTCTCTTACAGGTTTTGTATCAGATAAATTAAGGTTGTGGTAAAAATGCTTGAAAATATATCGCAAAAAATAAAATCTTTTATGTCAAAACCAAATGAGGAAAGTTATGAAATGAAAAAGGATATTGAACTGGTAATTGCAAGTCAGAGTACTAAAACTATAGTTTCGCCTCTAGCTACAAACAGTATAGAATTAACTTTAGAAAGAAAAGCAAGTCCAGGAAAATTAACATTCAAGATGATTTTTGATGAGAAAGTTCAAGAAGGTGATCAGGTAAGTTTAAAATATCGTGGACAAAATGTATTTTTAGGATATGTGTTTGCTCGAAAACTTGGTAAAGATAACATTGTGTCAATTACAGCTTATGATCAATTAAGATATTTAAAAAGTAAAGCTTATTACGTTTTTAAAGGTAAAAAAGCAAGTGAAATTATTAAAATGATTGCGGAAGATTTTAAACTCACAATCGGAGAAATAGAAGATACTGGACATGTATTCGAGAAAAGGCGTGAAGATGGAACAACTTTAATTGACATGATTCAAGGAGCTTTAAGCGATACATTAAGATTTACTGAGAAAAGATATGTAATTTATGATGATTACGGAAAATTAACATTAAAAGAGACTGAAACTTTAAAAATAAAAGATTTAATATTTGATAATACTTCTGGAAAGGATTTTGACTTTGAAAGTAGTATAGACAAAGAAACGTACAACCAAGTTGTACTTGACTATGTAAATGATAAGGAGAAAAAACTTGAGAAATATCAAGTATTTGATAGTGAAAATATCACTAAATGGGGACTTTTGCAATATTTTGAAAAAGTAAACAGAAGTAATGCGACAGAAGCTGAAAGAAGAGAACGTGCTAATAAGATGCTCAAATATTATAATCAAAGAACAAAAACTTTAAAACTTAAAGGAATATTTGGAGATGTTAGAATTCGTGGTGGTTCTTCTTTTGTCGTTTACATGGATGTTGCTGAATTTAAACTTGCAAATTATATGCTAGTTGATAAAGTTACACATAAATTTGGGTTCAAGGAATATTTTATGGATTTGGATCTTGAAGGAACTATAGGTAAGGAGGAAGGACACGATGGCGAAACTAGAACGAGCACTCAAACAGATGATAAATAATGCTGTTGAGTATAATAAACCTTCTGAAATTTATGCAGGGAAAGTAGAAAGTACATCCCCTCTTACTATAAGACTCAATGTAAACGTACCTGCTTTAGAGGAAGATGAACTTATTTTGACACATTTGGTAAAAGATTATGAAGTAGACATCACTGTAGGACATTCAACAGAGGAAACAGAAGTTGTCGAGGGTGCGGTGACTGACATAAAAAAACATAAACATGAGTATAAAGGACGAAAGAAAATAACAATTCATAATGGATTAAAAATCGGAGAAGGTGTTTTGCTAATAAGACAACAAGGGGGGCAAAAATTTATTGTTCTTGACAGAATTGATGACCCACAAACAGAAGGTGAGTGGTTATGATACCGAAGATTGAAATAAGTGCAGATGTAACAATAAGAGAACAGCCTACAAAAACATACAAGATGGAACTTTACAAGGGAAATTATATTCTAGGATTTGTAGACAGTCAAAAAGCAATGGAACAAGCAATATATAAAATAATACGTACAGAACGGTATAAATATATAATATATTCTTGGAATTATGGAATTGAGCTTGAAGATTTATTCGGAATGCCTGTTGAATATTGTATTGTTGAACTCGAACGTAGAATATCAGAAGCATTGCTTCAGGATAATAGAATAACAGCGGTACATAGTTTTGAATTTGATACCGAAAATGAAAGAGGAACAGTACTTATAAAAAAATTTGTTGCCGAAACATTGTTTGGAAAAATTCAAATCGATAATGGATTATCGGTAGCGATAATTTAAGGAAGGAGGTTGTTATGTTTGAAGTGATAACTTATGAAAAAATAATGGAAAGAATGCTTACAAGAATCCCTAACAATTTGGATAAGAGAGAAGGTTCTGTAATATGGGATGCCTTAGCTCCTGCTGCAATGGAACTAGAAAGTATGTATTTCGTGCTCCAGGATTTTATTAAGGAAACATTTGGGGATACCGCAAGCAGAGAAAATTTAATACGTAGAGCTTCAGAACGTGGAATATCTCCATATAAAGCGAGTAAAGCTGTGTTAAAAGGTGTTTTTGATATTGAAGTTCCATTGGGAAGTCGTTTCAGTTTGGAAGATTTGAATTATATAGTAATAAAATTCATCCAACACAATACAACTACAAATCTTTATGAATACGAACTAAAATGTGAGAATTCAGGAAGAATAGGAAATGAAAAAACAGGGAAAATAATTCCTATTGATTACATAAATGGGTTAGGACGTGCTGAAATAATAGAACTCTTAATTCCAGGTCGTGATGAAGAAGAAACGGAAGCGCTAAGAAAGAGATATTTTGATAGCTTTAATATGAAAGCCTATGGTGGTAATATTTCTGATTATAAGTTAAAGGTACATGAAATAGAAGGTGTAGGGGCTGTTAAAGTGACTCCTATATGGAAGGGTGGCGGAACAGTATTACTAACTATACTAGATAGTGATTTTAACCAAGCAAGTACAACTCTGATTAAAAAAGTTCAGGATATAATAGATCCTACAATGGATGCTCAAGGTCTGGGTGTTGCTCCAATAGGACATATTGTCACAGTTCAAGGTACAACTAATGTACCAGTGAATATCGCAACAACTATTTCTTTTGAACCAAACTATACATGGTCACTTGTGAAGTTAAAAGTTGAAGAGATTGTTAAAAAATATTTATTGGAACTTAGAAAAACCTGGGCTTTGAAAAATGAAATAACGAGCAATAATTTAGTTGTGAGAATTTCAAGACTTGAGGCTAGAATACTTGACGTGAATGGTATTTTGGATATTCAGAATACAACTTTAAATGGTAGTCCCGATAATTTACAACTTACAGAATATGAAATTCCGACATTTGGAGGTATATCTGTATGAAATTTTTAGAAATTATAAATGTAAATTTATTGGAATATTTACCTGATTTTATGCAAGAATATAGAGAAATTAGACAAATAATGAAAAGTGAAGAACCTGAGTTTAAAACTTTGTGGGATTTATTTAAAAAGGTGTTTAACAACCAGTTTATACAATATTGTGATGAGAATGGAATAAGTAAATTTGAAGAAATGTTAAATTTACACAGGTATGAAAATGATACATTGGAAATTAGAATTTTCAGAGTTCTAACATACTGGAATGACCAAATTCCATACACCTGGAAAGTTTTAACTCAGAGATTGAACCAACTATGCGGAGTAGGAAATTATGAATTAAAGCCTAATTTTAATAATTATGAACTAGGAATAACAACTAAATTTGATGATTCTAGGAAATATGATGAATTAAATAATATGCTAAAAATGATATTACCAGCAAACTTAGGATTTAAGAGTATCAACATACTTACTCCTAAATCTAAAAATAAAATTTATGTATCAAATGGGATAATAAGTTATGCGAAATACGAAATAATTGCAAAACTTCCGAATGTAGTATTTAGTATAAACGCAACTGTAGGATTTATGCATGGTAAAAAATATATTATAGGAGGGTAAAAAATGGCAATATTTAAAGATACTACGATAACAGATAATGGAAGAGCATTAATAGCCGATACTTTAGCAAATAACAAACAGATAATTTTTACAAGGATGATTACATCAAGTAAAATCTATGAAGATTCAACCGATGTATCAAAATTAACAAATATAGATGAGATAAAGCAAACGGTAAGTATGTCTAAAATAAGTCAAGAAGGAACAAGAGTAAGATTAAATGCAGTGTTTACAAATTCAACAGTAAATACAAGTTATAAAATACAAACCATAGGACTCTATGCGAAAACCGGAACTGGAAACGAAATACTGTACAGTATAACTAGAGCGAAAGAACCAGATGTAATGCCTGCAACAAATGGAATAAATTTAGCAACAGTAGAAATTGACTTGATAACAGAAATTAATAATTCTAACGGAGCAACAATGCTTATGAATCCATCTACTTTAGTAACTACTTCAAATTTGGTTGTTGAATTAGAAAAAATAGCAGGACTAGAATTTGGTGGAAATATACAAGATATCGGAAACAAGACAAAAGGTAAATTTTATTATGACAGTGTAACAAAATTTTACTACGAATGCATCGAGGATAATTCTTTAACTTACAACGATTCAGGGAAATTTAGAGCGATAAGTAATAAGCCAATTTCGGACAAAGTGGAAAATTTATACGAAGTTATACCAGGAACTTTAAACGCGAGTCAGATTGCTGGATTTACCTCAGCAACATTATACAAGAAGGCTGGAATAGTCTTCTTGAACATAGACGATAACCAAAGGCTAAACGGAAGAGCTAACGGAAGTGTAATTCTAACACTACCAGAAGGCTTTAGACCCCGAAATCGGACAAGTTTCTCAGGAAACACAAGTGCAGGACAGGCTTGTATCTTCAACGTAGAAACTGATGGAAGGGTGATTTTGATGTCAAGCATAACGTTGTCGGGATACTTATATTTCAATGTTAGTTTTTTAGCAAAATAATGAATAGAAAGGGAAACAAAGATGAATGTTGTGATTTATGATAAAAAAAGTCTTGAGATAATAGCAAGACCAGTTATTACTAATTTAGAAGATTTTAAAAAAAATCCGAATTTATTTTATCCAGACTGGGATTCGGAAAAACACATTTGGAATGAATTGGAATATCAAAACCCAGTTCTCGAAAATAGAAATTTGAGAGAATCTACAAAAGAAGAGCTGTATAAAGTTGGGAAATATAGTTTAAGCTCAAATGAAATTATTGAAAATGGAAAAATTAAAACAGTTGAGTTGTCTGAATTTGAGTACATAGATAATAACAAAATAAAGCTAAATCGGGATAAAAAAATAGAGAATATAAAAGAGAAATTAAATGCTCTTAAAGTTCAACATTCTGAAAAAGAATTTATTTTTAAAGAAAAGTATAAACAAAAAAATAGAGAACTGGACAAAAACAATTTAGGGAATATAACAACGATGTTACTTGCAACAAAGCAGACTGATTTTAAAAACTGGAAATTTAAGGACTTAGATGGCAAGGATATTTATGTAGATTTGACAATACAGGATATGCTTTTAATCGCTAAAATGATGCAAGAACAAACAACAAAAGCAATGATGACGGAAACAGCTTTAAAGGTAAAAATTGAGACATTAAGCGATGAGGAATTGAAAAATTTTGATTCTGAAAAGGAGTTTGAAAAGGAATGGGACAAGTAGAATTAAAAAGAAATACGTTGTATATCTGTTTTCATAAGCCAAAGCGGTTGATTGGACATTTAATAGCACTGTGGACACTAGGTAGATATTCACACACTGAATTTATCTATGACGGACAGGTGTTCTTGTCTAATCCTGGTGGAGTTAGAACAAGAAAATTTGAATATCAAAAAAACATGGATATTTATGAGCTATCCAACAACATAGAAGCTAAAGATGTCATAGAATTTTTTAAAACAGCACAAGGTAAAGGTTATGATTATCTTGGAATATTAGGGCAATTTTTCTATGCTGACAAGGTACAAGATGCTAACAGATATTTTTGCAGTGAATTTTGTTTAAATGCGTTAGATTATGCCCTGCAATTTACATTGACTTATAAAGGTAAATCATTAAAGGATAGGGTTGGCTATCAATTCAGCCCAGCCAAATTATACAAATATTTAAAAGATATGGAATTGCTGGGAAGAAAGGTGGAATGAAAATGGATATAAGGAATTTAATTGGAATTGAAATTATGGAGCAAGGAAAATTATTAAAAGTAACAGATGCTATGCTTGAAGAAGACAATATTGTTCTGATAACTGAAATAGCAGAAAAAGATGTAAAAGAAACTAAAAAAGGAAGTGGTATAAATGGATAGATTCGAGAAAATATTTGATTATCTGATTAAAGTAGAGGGGGGATATTCAAATGATAAAAATGATAAAGGCGGAAAAACTAAGTACGGAATTGTGGAGGAAGAAGCAAGAGACTTTGGATATAAGGGAGATATGCAAGATTTAACAATAGATTTTGCAAAAAATATATATCTAAAAAAATATTACTTAGGAAACATGCTGGATAAAGTTACAAATGATAAAGTGGCACTATCTATATGCGACTGGACTGTAAATAGTGGCAAAAACGGAATCAAAAATGCACAGATTGCTATAAATCAACTTACTAATGCAAATCTTGATGTAGACGGAATAATTGGAAACAAAACATTGGAAGCATTGAATGCAGCAGATCCTGAAAAATTTTTGGAAGTTTATCATAACTTGCAGAGAATTTATTACAGAAGCAAGGTTGAAGGTGACAAGACTCAAAAAGAATTTTTGACGGGCTGGCTAAATAGAGTTCAAAAAAAGGAGGAATATTTGAAAGATTGGGACAAGGAAAATACAACAATGGAAAATAAAACGTATTCTTTTAGTCAAGAAAGCCTGGATAAAATGAAAAAAGTGCATCCGAAATTGGTTGAAGTTATGAAAGAAGCAATTACAAACAGTCCGTATGATTTTAGAATCACAGACGGTGCTAGAACAACAGAGGAACAGTTTGCTTTATATCAACAAGGAAGAACTGTTTTATATGATAAAAAAGGAAAAAAATTAAAAAAAGTAACTAATTGCGACGGAAAAACATTTAAATCAAACCATCAAATAAAATCTGATGGATACGGACATGCAGTTGACATATTCCCTTGCGGAGTTGTAGAAAATGGTGTGTACAGAAAATTTACATCAGAAGAAGGATATGATGATAAAAAATTAAAATTAATAGCAAATCATATCTTGGCGGTAGCAAAAATTAAAAATATTAATATTGAATGGGGTGGCAATTGGAAAATGCATGATACACCACATTTTGAACTTAAGTAGTTTAAAAACGGCTTTATTACAAGCCGTATGAGAACGTTAAAAAAGTTTTTGGATTAATTGGTCGCTTAGTAAGATAAAATTAATTGTAGGGCTTGCTAGGCGGCTTAGGATTGATTTTAAGAAAAATAATAAAATAGGAGTGATAAAAAATGAATAAATTAGCAGCAAAAATATATTTGACAGGTAAAATATTGGAATTAGGAAAAACTTTAATCTATAAAACAGAAATAGTTGCAAAAGGAAAAGCTGGAGCAGAAAAATTTAAGCAGGTGTATGAAGGCTTCTGGGATAAATTAGAAGGATTATTGGAAAAAGAAAAATCAATTGACAGAAAATGGATTCCTGACTTTGCAGAAGAAATAGGCGAAGAAGTTCTGACAGAAGTTTTAAAGGAAGCCAGAAAAACATTTGACTTAAAAGTTATATTACAGCAAATTTTTGATGTAGAAAAGGCAGGGAACAAAAACATACTATAGGAGCGTAAATGATTGAAGACTTAAAAATAATAATTGACAATCACGGGCTTTTCTTNGAGTACTCTTTGGAGTAGTGGCACAAAAAATTGTAGACAATAAACCTGTAAAACCGTATTTAAAAAGATTTGTTGTAGCAGGAATGACTATGTCAATTACACTATCTTTAAATAAAGTTATTGGGCATTTTAAAGCGGGATATTTATATCCCTTTAGTCCGTTATTTGGTTTTTTTGGAGAAGCAATTATTGAGACAATAAACAAAAAAAGATATGGAATCAGCACAGGATTTGTAGAGCTGTTGTTGGAAAAGTTGGGATTTGTAAAGAAAAAGGGTGATAAAGGTGGAAAATAAAAATCATCGTAAAAATAGAAA